GCCTCTGACCGGCCTGCCGGCCAGCGCGCCTCCCGCGCGCTGCGCCGGCCTGCCGCCAGCGACAGACTTCTAAAGTTTGTATAATGTACTCATGGAAACGACACACGACGAACACGCCCACAACTACACGAACGACGACGACTGCCGACGCTGCGCCCACTGCGGCAAGCGAGAGAGGAGCAACGCGTGACGATCAGCGATCGCGCTTCCCAGACTGTGAAATGCTCTGCGTGTGGTATCGACGCGCCGGCGACGCAGCAGGACAGCGCGCCCGACAATGGGTGGACCATGTCGTTCGACTCGTTCGGTTACTACGGCGGATTCTCAGACGACATCAGACGTGAGGCGCAGAAGGATGTCGTCATGTGTCACGACTGCTGCGTGAAGGTCCTCGAGATGTTCCCGCTTGAGTTTCAGGAGAAGTTCCGCGGCGGTCACCCTGACTCGAGCGGTGACGACACTCCGTGTTGCAAGTACGCCTGGCGAGGAACGACGATCTTCGGAAAGTACACCAAGGACGGAGAAGGACGTCGCTACCACGTTCCCGGCGCAGCGACACAACACGCGTGGCCGGATGGAGAGGTCTGGCGTGACGACGTCCCCGAACCTACGCACTTCTGGCTCGACGGAGAACTCTACCTAGGAAACTTTGTCGACGGAGAGTGGCATGACGTCGTTCTCCACGAGAGCAACAAAGACGAAAACTAAAGAAAGTAAAATGTACATACAACGACGAAAGGATACAGCAAAATGATTGACAAGCACACAGCAATTGAGATCGCCGATGAGCTCAGGACGGCTGCAGCAGAGATCTACGCAAGATACGGTCTCGCGACACCGAAGATCAAGACGACCTATGGGTCGGTGCTTCGCATCTCGGTTGAGAGCACGAAGCTGGAACGAGGCGAGGGTGGAGTCAACCTCCAAAGCGAGGAAGCGCAGTACTACACGCGGTACGGTTTCAACACTCTTAGCGGCGAGAAACTCACCGCTCCACTCGGAACGCGGTTCAGCTCGAGCGGCAAGGACTACGTCTTCGCGGGAATCGCCGCTCGTCGACGCAAGTTTCCGATCTCCTGCCTCGACGCAGTGACCCTCGAAACGATTCTCTTCACCGAGTCTGCGATCTCGAAAATCAACTCTGCAGCGAAGAAAGCCGAGGTGTAACAAATGACTCCGTCCGAACTCTTCGACGAAGCGTCGTGGTATCGCAAGATGGCGAGCGAGATGCACTACTTCATCGGACGCAACGTGGGCTGCACGTGCGTAGAAACTCCTGAGTACAAGGAGCACCGCAAAGCGGTAGACGAGGCGAAGGCGAAGCTTTCGACTCCCGAAGAGAAAACACTGCTCGAGATCTGCAGCGTGTTTGATGGGAAGGCACTCGAGTATGAGTGCGAGCGGTGCACAATTATGTACAAGTTCGAGCAGCACATTGGAGACGATGCGGTTGACGTTGAAGTCGCTAAACGATTGGTCGAACCGACTCTCTTCAGGTTCAGAGATAGTTAGAACTAAAGAAAGTATAATGTTCTCATAAGGAAAGGAACAACGATGGCAAAGGAACTAAACGCAGGCGTGATTGTCGACTCGATGTTCGCGTACGCGGAACACATCCGCAAACTCGGAGTCGAGAAGGTTGCGGAGGCTGCGGGAGTGCAGGCGCGGGTCGTCAGGAAGTTTCTCAACGACATGATGGCGTCGAAGAACTCCGACATCAAGAAGATCAAGGATGGTGTCAACAGACTTCTCAATCCAACCGAAGAGCAGGCGGCTGACAGCAATGGCCAGGATTAGGATGACAGAGTTCGGTTTGATGCCGAACAGTAACTTTGAAGAGATGGAAACTCGAGAAGCCTTCTACTACTATTGCTCAGCGCTGCGGAAGCAGGCTATCGAGCAGTCTGTGCGGACAAACGAGCTGATCCCGCCCAGCGCGATCTGGGCTCGACTCGAGAACGAGTTCGGTAAGTCTCAAAGATTTCTAAACAAGGTATGGGTCGAGATGGGAGAACTTCTCGAGCCGGGTCCGGAAGAAGACGAAGACATCGAAGTTATCGACATCGATGATTTGCTAGACGAGGATGCGGCGAGAACATTCCGCGACTACGTCGAGATGAAGATTCGCGAACGCGCGCACGAAGAAGATCTCTTCGCGTTTCTTCAAAGTCCGGAAGGGACTCTAAATGAGCGAGACGTTTAGAAAGTTTGATATTGCGTACGCATGTACAGAGTTCGACGGAACGTGTCGCGGTAGTCTGATCTTTAGCGACCCTGTCGACCTCGAGACGTCTGTGCCGCGGTGTCATCGACATCATCTTCTTCACAGAGCAAAGCTGAAGCAAGAACTAAAGACGTTATAATGTTCACATGCCCACAGCGACGAAAACAAAAAAGTACGTAGTGAGTTTCTTGGTCGAAGGCCAGGGACGAAAGTATCAGGTCATGACCACCACAGGAGTGACAAAGCTCATGCGGCTTCTCCGCAAGAGCGAGATGCTCGCAGGCTTGAGCGTCCAAGACGCTCCGGAGTCCGCGCGCGTCGGACGAGTTTGGTGGGACGACTGGTCTCAGAACTAAAGTTTGTATAATGATCTCACAAGGACGAAAGGAATCACAGTGAGCAAGTACATGATGGATACTCTGCTGGAGATCGGCTATACGGCTGATGCTGCGGAACGTTTGCTGCGTTGCGCCGACGACAACAATGATCACCCCGACTGGTCCGAGGACAGCCTCGCACAGATCAAGCGGCACTTCGACGACTTAGCTAGCGACTGCTGCTGCTGAGTCGAACTACAGTCCGTACAATGACTAGTGAAGGGAGATGCGGTGCAGAGAGGGAGAGTCTACTACTCGGTTCGCACGCTCGTGCGATGGGTCTTTTGGTCGACCATACTGTTTTTGATCGTCGTCGGTCTTGGTACGGTCCTCGAGTTCTTTGACAAGTCAGACGAGAATCAGTGCGACGTTGCGGTTCACTTTGACTTCACCTGGGACTCGAGATCTGGTGACTACGTCAATGTTGACAGATGCAATCACCCGCGAGACGTCGTGTTGCTCCAGGACGGAACGTGGATCTGGGCACTTACCGACTAAACTAAAGAAAGTATAATGTACTCATGGACATGAACGACACGATCTCCTGGAACGACGAAGTCAAGGTACAGTGCTGGACCTGCTACAGGTCGTATCACACGACAGTCAGCGACTTCGAAGAGACCTACGCCAAGCGCGGAGAGCGGTTCTACTGCTCGCCGACCTGCGCATTCGGAGACCTCGAGTAATCAGATTGGAGGCGCTCGTGGCTGCACGAGACGAAAGACTTGACCGCATCCCTGAGATGCATGCGGCTGGAATGACATACGCTCAGATCGCCGAGGAACTCGGCGTAAGCGAGAACATCGTCGTCAGCGCGGGCTCAGCACTCGGGATCACACGTCACGGATGGGCGACGACAAGAAGGCATATCGCGGAACTCGTCGAGGCCGGACTGTCCGACGCCGAGATCGCGAAGAAGACGAATCGCAAGAAGTCGCTTGTCACCGCACGCAGAGCGTCGATGGTCTCTTTGAACACGAAGATGAAGAGACAGAGACACGACGAGCGCGTCGCCAAGTTGAGGAAAGGTTTCACAAACTAAAGAAAGTATAATGATCGCATGAGCCTACACAAATACTCTGAAACCCGTTGCGAGCTCTGCGGAGAGCGCATCCGCATCGACCAAGACATCGCCGAGATGTGTCACCCCGACCTCAGTGGCGACTCGGTCATCTGCCACGCCGAATGCGGCCTCCAGAGAGACTACGTGGTAGCATGAGCAGCTATCAGTACATGATTCTGCGAGTGATGCACGAGCAGGGGTGGTCGAAGGCGTTCGCGACGCAGTACGTCATGGAGCGTCACTACAATGGGATGACTCATTACTCGGCAGTGCGTGCGGCGATGGTTTCGCCGTTCGTGAAGTCGCACGAGATCCCGAACAACATCTAGTAAACGACAAAGGAGACAAAATGGGCGGATATCCGCAGGGATACGACGTCGAGATTCACTCGGAGATGGGCGCGCACACTGCGGCGATCGACATCATCGAAAGAAAGTGGGTCGTCATCGACGCGCAGAAAAAAGAGGAGATGATCCAGAGCTTAGCGCGACAGATCATAGAGACTCGCCAAGAGATTCTCGAGCACAGTCGCAAGATGCACCCGTCTAGGGTGCACCCGTGAACGAGGGTTTCGTACTTCTAGACAACTCCATGGCTGACGACCTTTCGGTCGTAAACGCCGCTCGAGTTTCTTTCGCGAAGAAAAAGACTGAAGTTGATGAAGTTGACAAAGGTCTTATAAACTTTCTGATGCGGGAGCGTCATGGAACGCCGTTCGAACACAATGCGTTTCGGTTTCACATCAAATGCCCGATCTTTGTCGCTCGTGAATGGTTTCGACATCGTATTGGCTCGTTCAACGAGTTTTCCGCTCGCTATTCTGAGGTTCCGGAAGAGTTCTACGTTCCACCGGCAGAAGACGTGCGGACGCAGGTTGGTAAGCCTGGAGCGTATCGCTTCGAGCAAGTCGACGACTCACTTGCGAACGAGACGATTGAAATAATGTCAAACGTCAATCAAGAAGCTTACGAAGCCTATACGTATCTTCTGTCGCGTGGAGTCGCGAAGGAAGTCGCGAGAAACGTGCTTCCGGTCTCGATGCTTACACAGTTCTACTGGACTGTCAACGCCCGCGCGTTGATGAACTTCTTGAGTTTGCGGACTCACGAGACTGCTCAACTCGAGATCCGAAAGTACGCTCTCGAGGTTGAAAAGTACTTTGAACGAGCGATGCCCGTTACGTACGACGCGTGGCTCAAGAACGACAAGGTTGCACCGTAAAACGTGCAGGAAACGGAGTTATAGTGAACGACATCATGACTGACGCAGATTTAGAAGTCGAAATGTCCAAAACCGATCTAGTCATTGAAGCGGTTACCGAGGCCGTGCGGCTTCTCGATAGCGCTCTCGACGAGACTGGGAACAGAGGAATTGTCTCAGCAAGTGAGATCTCTGATCTTCTTCTCGACGTGCGACTCGTTCTCGCCCCACTCATCTCATAACAGTATAAAGGAGAGACTAAATGAAGTTTGATATTGAAATCACGAACTCGGTCGCGGCCATCGCGTGGGCGATCGTCACGTTCCTTCTCGGAGGAATGATCGTCACTCGAAAGCGTGGACGATGACGCGGACTGAGGCGTTCAATGTAGGCGACAAGGTACGCTTCAACAACTTATGCGGATCAGAGAGTCTCCTCGGCGAGACAGCGGTAGTAACAGCCATCGGAAGAACCCGGCTTTCAATTCTGCTTGACCGCCCGATCGGACGCTTTGTTCGCACAGAGAACGGGATTGTAAAGTCAGTTGAAGTACAAGTGCCGCCGACTGTAGTCGACCATGTAATATGACCGCGTGACTACGGTTCTTGCGGTTCAAGGCGATGGCTGGGCGATCGTTGGATTTGACTCGCTCGTTTCCGACGACAATGGAAGAACGTTCATTCTTGGGCAAGGATCATCGAAGGTAGCGAAGAACGGTCCGTATCTTCTCGGTGCGGCAGGAGATCTACGAGCGATCAACATTCTTGCTCACGCGTTTACTCCGCCAAAGCCTGGAAACTTAGTCGGCGCGCGACTTGACAGATTCATCACGAGCAAGTTCGTCCCCGAACTTCGGTCGTGTTTTGAAGACCACGGTTATGCGGCTCGCGAGACCAAAGAAAGAGCGACTCATGGCTCGGTCATTCTTGCTGCGATCAATGGAGTCATCTACGAGATCGACGAAGACTACTCGTGGATTCGAGATGCGAGCGGAGTGTATGCGGCAGGCACAGGCGGCGACTTCGCTATGGGCGCGTTGTACGCGATGCTCGGAGACTCTACAGCGTCGATTGTGCAAATCGACAAAGCAAAGAAAATGATCAGAGAAGCGATCACTATCGCTATCAGCTTAGACTCATCGTCAGGGGGCACGGTTCATTTGATGCAACAAGTTTCGCCTGTATAACGACGAAAGGATGAAATGAAAGATATATCTTGGATGAAAGACTCGCCGTGCTCTGGAAAGCTCGACATGTTTTTTGACGAAACTCACGCGACGTCTGTGAGAAAAGCGAGAAAGATCTGTGACAATTGCGATCTTCACGTGCGGTGCTTGTCACACGCTTTACAACATCAAGAAGTCGGCGTGTGGGCAGGGACAACAACTAACCAGCGCGCGAAGATTTTGCGTGAAAAGAAAAAAGAAGCCAAAAAAGTAGACAACTACACTCGTGCAGTGTAATAAGGTCCACCGTCATGGCAGAAGAAGAACACAAACCGGAGACATGGAGGTGTCCCAGGTGCGGTAACACGATCAAAACGTTCGTGCCGTTGACGACTACTCCGACGTGTCATAACCCGGAAAAGCACGATCGTAAGAAGTTCGACATGGAGAAGATCAAATGAAAGTCGTAGTTATTCTTGCCGTGGCGGCTATGATCGCCAGCGCGTCGTATACCGCGTGGTTGAACGTTCAAGAGCAGAAAAAGATGCGTGGGCCGCAGCCTCTTCTGGGGGTCACGTATCACAAGCAGAATCAAAAGAAATAGTTACGGAGCATCATCGCTTTTCTTACGACGCGGTGTATAGTTCTACTTACGGAGAGACCAATGACAACAGAATCTCTACTCAGCGAAGCCGAGCGGATCATGACAAAGGCGCGGCTAAAGCTTGAGGAAAGTCGCGATTCTCGCGAGAATCAACCCACACACCAAACAACACAGAACAGGAGACAGACAGACATGACGTCCAACATCACTCTCTCGGCGCAGCAGGCAGGAGAACTGTACGCGGCTGGACAGACAGTGGACCAGGTCGCCAAGAGCAACGGAATCACCTACGCTCAGGCGAAGAAGCTCATCGTTGCCTCGGGAACGCCGATCCGCGACGCTTCGAGTCGCCTCAAGGGACGCACCCGCAAGGGATCCTGATGCCAGACTGGTTCTCGCGCTTGCGGAACGTAGTCTGGGCAGCCGTTAGTGCGGTAGTCATTGGCTTCGCGGCCGTGGCTACCGCATTTTTCGGTTTCGACCGCGGAATCACTCAGTCTTTGTCCGCTTTTGGTGTAAGTTTGGCTATTCTTTCGATCAGACAGTGATCAAATCTATAGATGATAAGATAAGTCCTGATGAAAGGAGGAAAAATGCCTGAAGAGCACGAAATCTACAAGATTACGTCCATAAATGAGGACGGAGCCGCAGTAACAGTATATGTCATCCCCTCTGCGCGACGAATGATCGCGAAGTCGATGATGGAAGAGTACGGCAACGTGGAGGAGCAGGGAATGGCCAAGTCTGAGGTCCCAGACGGGGTAATTCTCTAAAACTAAAGACGTTATAATAACCTTCATGAACAAAACCATTGAAGCACGAAAGACAGCAAGCGGGCTCGTCCCGGAGACCACGTTCCAGTTCGCGTCGCAGGCGATCAGCTCGCTGAACTCGCTCTACTGGGAGGAAGGTCTGACCAAGGGCCAGCGGAAGCAGATCGGTAAGATGATCGATTTCCTCCGTGACTTCGTTGCGGCCGAAGAGGCCGACGAAGACCCGTTCGCCTGATCTGGGTTCGCGCTTTCCCATCGCGGCTTCGCGGTGGGAAGGTGCAACTTTCTTTTGCCGTTCGGCAGATCTAAAGAAAGTATAATGATCTTGTAACACACCACAGGGGGGACAAAACGACACAATGACAAAGGAGAAAAAGAATGTGGGTTTTTACTCAGGACGGATTCGTCAGCGCGGTTGAAAGCGATCGCGAGCCAGGCACGCTGGTAGTTCGGGCACGGGACAAGGAGTCCCTCAAGATGCTCGCCGAGGTCACGAACTCGGAGCTCGTTGAACTCCCCGGTCGCGACTACGAGTATCGCATCTTCGTCACGAAGCAGCAGTTCACCGACTGGGTCGCGGCTCAAATCGAGTCGATCGACTACTCGAACTACAAGAACAGGCTTTGGCAGACACGCGGCGACGTCTATCACGACGCGGCGTCTCACGTCTGGGGCGAGATGCTGTCCGTCTCGGACAAGTACGTCATCCCGACCAAGCGATGACAAAGCAGCCTCACGAGTGCGGAACATGCGGAAAACTGTTCAAGACTCCACGTGAACACATGTTTCATGTAATGGAACACGACCGCGGATACGTGCCTCGTCATGAACGCAGACGCCGAAAGGTGTCGTGCTGGGGATGCGCTAAGGAAATGGCAGTTCCGAGCGGGGACGACCCGTACCGTTGCGAGTGCGGGTTCGTTCTCCCGCCGAAGCTCAACGAAAGACCGAGAGATGAATCAGTCACAGACAATTGACAAAGAAGACTCCGACGCTCTTCTTGAAGAGTTTCAGAACTTCATCAGGCAGGACAGAACGTGGATGACCCGCGCGGCATGTCGCGGTCTTCATCCGAACCTCTTCCATCCGACTGTGTCGGACATGGGGACGCAGAAGCAAGCCTTGGCCGTCTGCAACGGTGAGCAACGCAAAGTGATGAACAGAAAGACCCGCAGCATTGAGCTCATCGGACCGCCACCGTGTCCGGTCAAGGAGGAGTGCTTTGAATACATCATGTCTATGACGCAGACTCAAGACGTTGGTGGCGTTTATGCGGGAATGTCTCACAAGACGCGAAGATTACTACGGAGAACGCGCAATGCTGAAACTCCGTAAGATACTGTTCCGCCGTGATAGTGATATGAAAAACAGGTTGCGGTTCAAGACCGGAGAGTTCGTGCACGACGAATACCAAAGAGCAGACATCATCGCCCGTCTTGAGATGTGGTTGATCGACGAGGAGTACATGGCGAAGGTCGACGTTCACGACCTGATCCGTGACTCTCTTCGAGAGATCAGAGATCTGCGGGTCAAGAACGCCGAGACCCAAGCCTTGGCAGCAAGAGAGCAGTCGCTCGCGGACGCTCTTGCGTTTACGACGAGCGGGCTACTTTCGTTCATTCCAGACGAGACAATTGATCTCATCAGCGACGATCTACGTCAAAAGATTGGAGCAGTTCTCGACGCTTGGCAGAATGCGCGGCGTCTCAGCGAGTGAGTGAGTACGTAGTCTTTCCCGATAGGCTAATGGTATTATTCCGTCATGGGCAAAAGCATGATGGAAAAGATCGCGCTGCTGCCTGAGCACGAACGCGCAGCACTATTGAGCGGTCTTGATATGGACGCGCTCGTCTGGGACTGGAAAGCATGGTCGCGGCCAGAACAGATGCCTCCGCCTGGAGACGACTGGTCAATCTGGTTGTATATGGCCGGTAGAGGCGCGGGCAAGACAAGAGCCGCAGCCGAGTGGATTCGCGAGAAAGCGAAAGACACAACGCAAGGTCAACTGCGATTCGCACTGGTTGCACGTACTGCGGCCGACGTTCGTGACGTCATCGTCGAGGGCGAGTCCGGCATCATCAGTGTGTCGCCTCCGTCGGAGCGCCCGCTATACGAACCGTCGAAGCGGAGACTGACGTGGCCGAATGGAAACACAGCGACGTGCTTTACGGCCGACGAACCAGACGGTTTACGCGGTCCGCAGTTTCACTACGCATGGGCAGACGAGGCAGCCGCTTGGAGACAGACTCCTGACGCCGCAGGCATGACTTCGTGGGACAACCTTCGCGTTGCCTGTCGACTTGGCCGCTCGCCGCAGATCATCGCTACTACAACTCCGAAACGCGTTCCGCTTCTTCGTTCGCTTCTCAGTGAAGCCGAGAAGACCGGCCGCGTCCTCGTGTCACGCGGATCAACTCTCGACAACGCCGGAAACCTGTCGAGCACGTATCTCGACGCCATTACTGGAGTCTACGCCGGAACACGTCTTGCGGCACAGGAACTCTACGGCGAGATGCTTGACGACGCCGAAGGTGCGTTGTGGAACGAAGATTTGATCGAACGAAGCCGTGAACGCGTCTTCCCAGTTGGCGCGCCTCTGCGAGTGGTCGGTGTCGACCCGTCAGTTGCTGAGAACCCAAGAGACGAATGCGGCATCGTCGTTTGCGCGTCAACAGGCGAACGTGATCTATACAAGCGTAATGCTTGGGTTCTCGAGGACGCGACAATACACGGTTCGCCAGAGATGTGGGCGAACGCGGTCGTTGCAATGGCGCGTAAGTACTCGTGCCCGGTGGTTGCTGAAGTCAATCAAGGTGGAGCGCTCGTCACGAACGCGATCCGAACAATCGACCCGAACATCAAAGTTCTCGAGGTTCACTCGAAGCACGGAAAGGCTTTGCGGGCAGAGCCCATCACGCTCGCATACGAACAAAACCGCGTGCATCACATCAACTATCTCGCCGAACTCGAGTCACAGATGATCTCGTGGGTTCCCGGCGAAGGCAAGTCACCGGACCGTGTCGACGCGCTCGTTCACGCACTGACTGCTCTGCTGATCAAACCTCCGCCTGGATTCGTCGGTGGGCAGATCACGGCGAAGTCCGTCGCGGCTCGACGCCTGCCGGCGTTTCGCGGTGGCGCAGGCGGCGGCGCACGCGTGTTCAAACCTCGATGACCCATCGACCTGGTACGATGTTGAACATGGCAACTGAACCCGAAAACATCGTCGACGCGCCCGTATCTGACGAGGCACCCGTGGAATCCGCGCCAGCGAAGTCTGACTCGCCGGCCGAGGCAGAACCCGCTCCGACTCGTGCGGTAGTTCAGGAAGCACCGAAGCCTGCTGCCAAGAAGCGACCGGCATCGCCGAAAGGTCAGGCTGTCAGCGGAGCTGACGTCGACGACGTACGTCTGTCGGCCTGCGTCTACAAGAACACCTTCGCGCGCAAGTCGATGTCCGTCTATCACGTTCAGCGTCGACTCAGCGAACTCGGATACCGCGATGCGTACACCGACAAGACCGGCTGGTACGGCGACCTGACCAAGGCCGCGGTCGCCGCGTACCAGACTGCTGAGGGTCTCGCCGGCGAAGGACTGATGACCGCTGACACCTTGCGGTCACTCTTCGCCGACGATCCCAACGTCCGCGTGCTCGACTGACGTTAGCTCTCGTCCTCCGCCATCCGCGCTCGGAGGCCGCTGACTGCTGCGACCGCGAGTCCCACGATCATGACTGCGGGGAACGCGGTCACGATGAGACTGACCATGATCTCGACCGGATTCACGATCATCCAAATCAGTGCGGCTGCCATCAGCATCGCCGCGAACTTCAGTGTGTCCTTCATGTCTTGTCCTTTCGTCGTTCCGGTGTTCCCCGGTATGATTACATTATACCAGGTCTGCGGCTGACGAACAGCCACCTGGCCAAACTTTTCCAAACTTCCCTGCGATCAGGGGTAATGCGGCTGATGGTGGGTGCCCCCTTTCGAGGGCACCCACGATGGTCAGAATCGGTAGTAGCTACGAGCCGCGGCGAGGCGATCAGCCTCACGCGCTTCGTGCGCGCGGAACACCAATGCGGTGGCGTTGTCGTTGGTGGTTGCCACGTCGATCAGGTTGTCGCAGACGTCGTATGCGGCCCACGCTTGGACGCGGCCGAATGCCGTGCCGATGATCGGAACCGTGCGGCCAACCTTGAGCCCGCGGCTGTAGCACTGGTGCCCATTCAGGGTTCGCATCTTGATGATCAGGTTCTTCACTGTCTGTCCTTTCGTCGTTCCGATGGCCGTTCCATCGGTACGAGATCATTATACCAGGTCTGCGGACCGTCGTACCACTTTGCGGCAAACTTCCTTCTGATCAGGGGTTTTCCATGCGGTATGCGGTATGGGATTCCAAAGCCGATGAAATGGTCGCAATCGACGGGCCTGATCCGATGGATGGCCGCCGTCCACTGAACCAGTGGTCACCATTGACCATCCGACGTGACTGCTCGAGGCCCCATGGTCGCCATTCTCGATCGATGATGACCATGGCCAGCCAGTGGCCACCATTTCTAGCCATTCTCGACCATGTAGACCACTTGTAGCCATTTCTGGCCATTTCTGGCCATTTCTGGCCTCTAGTCAGCCATTGGAGGCCATTGGCCATCATTTCTGGCCATTTTCGACCCAGTTGTCCATTTTGGTCCCATTTTCAGCCCAGTCGACAACTGGCAGGCTGAACTACCACTCAGAGGCCACTCAGAGGTCACTCAGGCCACTGTAGACTACAGACCCTGGAAACTTGGCCTAGGCCAGGGGGCCCCACCCATTGACTGACCATGGCCATTAGGTCTTTAGAACCTCTCATTCACGTCTTAGATCCACCACGTGCCTACAAACAGGCCATGGCACAAAACCATGCCTGGAAGCACGCAAAGGCGCCAGAGGCATCTCAGCGGCCGCTCAGGCCAAAAGCCCTGGAGACACAGTAGCGTAGCCCGAAAACCTAACGCCGAACTCTCTTTCGCCAAAGTCACTAAGGTTAATGTACAAAGCAGAAATGATGTACACGTCGAAGTCCTCCTCTCTTGCCACAAGGAATTTTTCGTAGAGTAGACATTAATGTACAAATGTTTCATTTTTTCCGCCGCGGCGATGATACAATGCGCACATGGCGAGAGAGAAGATGACACTTCCGAGCGATGAGATTGCTCTCCTGTGCGGGCTGTCCGCCACCGCCCAGCGTGCCCGTGCCCGTCAGTTGTACGACGCGGGCTGGTCACTTGCATCAATCGGCGAGGCCCTGTCGCCACCGCGTTCCCGCTCAACCGTACGCGCCTGGACACAGACAGCTCCCCTCTCACTCACACACTCACTTCCCTCTCCTCCCCTCCCCTCTCTTTCTCCCCCTTCTTCCCTTTCTTCCGCCGCCTCCTCATCAACAATAGGGACGGCGGAAAAAATGAACTCAGTACCCGCCACCTCGGCGCACTCCCGTCGCCGAGCACATCGAATGTTCAACCCGGCACGGCCGAGCGTCTCGCCCGACGACTCACAGCGCATCGCGGAGCTCGCTCCGCTTGCGAGGCGCTATCGCGCTCGCGCGAATCCAAACGGAGCATACGCACTCGCAAACGAAGAGCTGACTCAACTGTGCTGCTCGTTATATGATCAGGGAGTCTCGATACGCGAGCTCGCGCATTTTGCCGGTGTCACGTACAAGGCCATGGAGAGAAGAGTGAAGCCCAACTCATGAAGGTTGTCTACGATCTGTTTCCAGCCCGAGTTCGCGTCATACCGTCTGAGAGGATCTCTCGAGAAGAGCTCTCGACCACCACCGTCACGACCCGAATTCCCGACTCGAGAATGGTAGACGCGGTACGGATTGTCATCTCCGATGACACCGTGATGATCGCCGCTGACTCATCCAATGGCCCGATGCTGATCTTTCGCGAGAAGTACTCAAAGGAGAATCTCGATCTTCAGAAGAAGCCGAAGAGTATCTCGCGACTCACGACGTCTACTGGCAAGATGCTCGTCTTTGAGAAAGACAGCAACTGCGGCTGCGGATCTCGACTTCGCGGCTGGAATCCATATCGCACGCTCGAGGCATGACAAGGACACCATGAGCGAAAAACCAAGGCTTCACGTCTTCGAGGATCTCATCATCGCCCGCTGCTGCCGTGGCTGGCCATCGGTGCCGCCCGGAAATGGCGGTTTCTGCAAGAGATGCGGTAAACGTCCGCAGATCATCTGGGAACCGTACGTTGGACCGCTTCATAGAAACGAAGAGAGATGAGCGTCATTGACCTGATCATTCTCGCACTCGCGACGACAAGAATCACGTTGCTTATCACGACGGACACGATCACCGAACGTCTTCGCGAGAGAATCTGGAGACGATACCCGCCTGAGACGTCACGGTACGGCTATTTGATCACCTGCAACTGGTGTTCAAGCTTTTATGCCGCAACACTGGTAGCGAGTATGTATAGAATAACAGAGAAGCCAACGATGTTTGTCAGCATGATCTTCGCGCTGTCATTCGTCGCAGGTTTTGTAGCTAACCGCGCTAACTGAGCTCCACGGACGTAGGTCCGCGCCTCATTAGCTCCGTTACGAGGACGAGGAGACATTGTGGGCGTATTTCGCCGAGAATCATCAACACCTTCGCGTAGAGGCTCAAATCTACCCGCTGTGCCAGAGTTGCCCTTTGGTGTTAGCTTCGCGACGTCAGCTTCATACTCCACACCTCGTACCATGACGGCTGCGGCAACGCAGATCAAACTTCACGACAAAGGTGAGGCCGAGCAGTTTCGCACGCGGCGTCACACCGCGTCAAGCTCATGGCAGGCAGAGGCCTGGGAGTATTACGACGCCATCGGAGAGGTCAAGTACGCATTCAACCTTGTTGCATCTGTTGTCTCCAGAATTCGTCTGTACGCCGCCTGCGTCGACAATCCAGCAGAGACTCCAGTATCTGTTCGACTAAGTGGCACGATCGACAAGAATCTTGCCGCCGCCGCTGAAAGAGCGTTGACTCGCCTTGACTCTGCCTACGGCGGTCAAGCCGGTCTTCTTCGCGACGCAGCTCTCAACCTAAGTGTTGCTGGCGAGTGCTATCTCGTTCAAATGCCGGAGCGCAAAGGCACCGGGATTCCAGAGTCATGGGACATTCGCTCCGTCGACGAGGTTCAGGTTGACCAGCGCAACAACTACGGTATCGTTCCTCGCCGCGAACTGCTAGCGCAGGGTAGCGGCGGAATGAGCAAGATGATTTCGCTGCCAACTAACGCGTTTGTTGGTCGCATCTGGCGCGCGCACCCGAGATTCTCTGAAGAGGCTGATTCGTCTCTCCGTGGCTTGCTTGATCTGTGCGCCGAGTTGCTTCTTCTCAATAGAACGTTCCGTGCAACAGCACGTTCACGCCTCAATGCCGGCGCGCTATATCTTCCTGACGGTCTTAGCGTTTCGGCGTCTCCTGATCCCGACTATCCGTACGATGACGAGACTGATCTTAGTCCCCCGTTCAACCCCGACGAGTCAGCCGACGAGTTCGAGGATCAACTCATCGACGCGATGACGACTCCGATCCGCGATGAAGACTCGGCAAGTGCCGTCGTACCGTTGATCATTCGCGGTCCTGCTGAACTTGGTGACCGCATTAAGCAGTTCAAGTTCGAGCGTTCGTTCGACCCTGCACTCGCACAGCGCGCCGATCGCGTTCTCGAGAGAATTCTTCAAGGTCTTGACGTTCCGAAGGATATCGTCACCGGTCTTGCCAACGTAAAGTATAGCAACGCTCTTCAGATCGACGAGTCGCTGTACAAGGCGCACATCGAACCACTCATGCTTTTGATTGCCGACGCGCTGACAGTTGTCTACCTACGTCCGTATCTCATCGCGAACGGCTATGATCCGACCGAGGTAGAGAAGGTTGTTGTTTGGTTTGACCCCAGCCAGGTCTCCACCCGTAACGACCGCGCGGCAGATGCTGACTCCGGTTTCGACAAGATGGCTGTCTCGTACGGTACGTGGCGCCGCGCTCATGGATTCAGCGATAATGACGCGCCTACCGCAGACGAGATCGCTCTGCGCCTTGTCTTCGACAAGGGAATGATCACGCCAGAGTTGACAGAGGCGATGCTAGGTGCTGTAGCCCCCGAGGTTATCAGCGCGGCTCGAGCAGCGCAGCAGGCACAGAGCGTTGCACCGATGCCTCCTGAGCTTCAGCAGCTTCTACAGGGAGGACAACAGACTGACCAAGGGCAGGCACCGGGAGCACCGGCGCCAGAACAGCAGCAGGAGACCGAGCAGCAATGAAAATAAGTTACGATATGGGCGATTCAACTACTGATATCGCGGCGTGTCTACATAGGACGTTTTCTAACGTCTTTACGATGTACTTCATGGCTCATGCATTTCACTGGAACGTCAAGGGACCGGAGTTTACTCAGTTTCATAATTTCTTTTCCGACATCTATGAAGATCTGTTCGACTCGATCGACCCTATCGCTGAAAACATCCGCAAACTTGGGTACAACGCTCCAATGAATCTCGGCCACGTTGTCTCCTCCTGTGATGTTGCGATGAGTGATCCAGACTGCGATCCGATGTCAATGTCAGCAGAACTGTACGCCGCAAACAATGCTGTTATCTCAGTTCTATACAAAACATTTGAATGCGCAAACGAGTGCAATCAACAAGGTGTCGCTGACTTTATCGCCGGAAGAATCGATGCTCACGAGAAGTGGCGCTGGCAACTCGGTACAACGATCGGGATGGACAAGAACATGCGTCCGATGCTGCCGGGAAAAACTAAAGCTGATCTTCCAGTAGAAGCGACGTACGTCGTTGAAGGTCAGCCTATGTACGCCGCGGGCTCAAAGCCCGCGCCTAAGAAGGATCGTATCTACGGTTCAAAGACGAACAAGCCTGGATCAGCAAAGGCAAAGAATTCAAAGAAGATTAAGTTTTCTGATAAGACAGAGACCGCTCTTCGCAACAAGATGAAGGAGCACAACGAGAACGCGCCGGCAGGCAGAAAGACGACCATGGCGCAGCTCAAGGCAGTCTACCGCCGTGGTGCAGGAGCGTTCTCAAGTTCTCATCGCCCAGGCAAGACAAGAGATCAGTGGGCGATGGCTAGGGTGAACGCGTATCTGAAGCTTCTTAAATCAGGACGGCCGGCAAATAGCAACTACACGCAGGACAACGATCTGCTGCCTGCCGGGCACCCGAAGTCTTCGAAGAAGAAAGCATCAGCAGAGTCGATTTCAGCTTCTGGAATTGTAGCAGACGCCGATCTTCTCGAGGCCGAGTTGACAGTTACTCTTAGCCCATTTGAAGACTACGAATCAACCGAGGACGCACTTCTCGCGTTGGCGGAGTTTTCAGATCTCGGCTATGAGATCATGCCGTCTCTTCGAGCAGCATGGAAGAGAGCAGTAACCGATCAAGAAGATCCTTTTGATAGAGCATTTGAACTAGCGACACTTCATCACGACAGTAGAGACGCGGACCTGTTACCACGAGCAGACCGGGGCTAATACAGTGAACAATAAAATAGTGAAGAAGGCGTCAAAGAAGAAGATTCCGGCGTCGCAGTTTATTCGTCAATATTCGGCGAAGCTACGCACTGAGATCGAAGCAAAGGTGCATCGCGCGAACTCAACTGTACCCGCTGAGCGCAGAGTGTCACTCAGTTCTGCAATTACGGTAGCGAACAGAAGTCTTGCTACAACGGCGTCATATGAACCACAAGCGCGAGTTTTCTCCGCACTTCGTGCTGTCGATTTGTTCATCTCTCTTGCTCTTCACAACAGACAGACAACGGGCACGACGAAGTACTCCGATCTTCTCGCGATCGGTCACCCACTGTCTACTCGTAGCCACTCGATGAACAGCGCATCGCTGCGCGCTGAAAAAGCGCGCTGGCTTGCCGCTGACCCAACGGTAGCCGACGAGTATCGCCCGCTCGTTGCGGCGGCTTTCTCCGCGTTTCCTGGCTCAATGGAGCGTGAGCACGCATTTATTCGTCTATCAGTCGCCCCAGCGGGCTCGGTGCCGACGCATCTGCGCATCGACGACGCCCCTCTGACCGCGGCGTTCGGCCTCGGCCTCGGTGGAAACTCGAGCGCCGCACGTTCGCTGCGCGCGAAACTCCAGCGCCGTGATCGCAAGGGTCGCTTCGCCGAGATGGGCGGCGGTTGGCTCTTCAATCTTCGCATGCCGGACGGTGTCTTCAGAAAGGTCTCAGGACGCGTCGCCGGTCTTCCCGCCGACGACCCCGACGGCGTTGAGGTCGAGATCAAGGGCAGCCGCTATCTTCCAGACGGTGTCTACTCGACGAAGGCCAGCAAGGGTGAGGCAGCGAAGGCTATCCTCCCCGAAAAAGCGCGTAAGGGACTTCCAGATAGAGAAGTGTCGGTCGGTACGGACGACGTCTTCGTCGACTTCAAGGACATTCGCCCGACACGAGCCGACGCGCCGGGCGGTTGGACAAAGAACGTTCTCGCGACGCACGACGGTGACGTGCTCAAGCCGTCACGCGTCGAGTGGGTGAACCAGGAGACGGCGTACGCCGCGGTCGAAACGTTGGATAGTGACGGCGATCGTCAGTCGCTCGAGCTGCGCCGCGGTCTCGACGACTCGACGGTCAAGGGCGCCGAGAAGCTCGATGACTGGGGCGACGTTCAAAAGGCGATCGACGTCGACCAGCCCGAGTACGTCAAGGTTCTTCAGAAGGCTGAGGCTGACCGCGCTGGCGGCGAACGCCGTAAGGATCGCGAAGACATCATCGACAAGAGGTTGAACGATCCTGACAACTGGGAGTGGAAGCCGCTAGGATACCCGCCTCGGCCAGGCCAGGGCTCGTGGAAATACGTCGGCCCGTGGAACAACAGAGATGGATCTCCCCCAGCGTCTCCTCCCACAGAAGTTGCAAACAAAAAGCTTGGCTTTGACTTCCTGCCTCGCGTGCAAACACCAGAAAGCGAACGCGTCACCCCCGAAGTAGTCAAGACCGCGGCTGAAACTTTGAACCCTGGCAATGCCGACCCCGGCTCGACGTACGAGAAGTCGACGTGGACACTTCCCGACGGCTCACGTATCGAGCTCAACCGTCGCGACGCCAAGGGTGAGTACATCATCGATAAGATTCGCCCAGCCCGCGAAGGCGACGCGCCAGAGCGCGTCTTCAACGGTGAGGTTGTCGAGGACACGATCACTCTCGACGCGAACGATCCCGACGTCGAGGCGCAGGCTGATAAGTGGATCAACGACCGTGCAGCCGTGCCCACGCCAGCAGGTGAGATCGTAGGCCCCAGCGAGGCCCAACGCGATGAGTTCGAAGACAGGTACGGTATTGGCTACCCGACAAGCACGACGCTGCCGGACGGGCGCCCAGGCGGACGCGTAGAGGCTGACGTCGCTAGAGAGCCCGACGAGGTCCTCGACGAGATTCTGCCAGAGTTTGACAGACTGTTTCCGGGTGGCCAAGCTAAGATGATCGACGAGTCCGGCCCTGCTGGATGGCCAGTCGTTGAGTATGACATACCTGAAGCCGACTATGACCGCTTCGGAAAGTGGTACAACGGAGAACTCGACGAAGGCGGCCGCGGTCCTGTGCGCGACGCGAGTGGTGATGACGATGGTGGCGCAGCGTACATCAGCAGTCGCAACACGACGCAAAAAGGCGACGGCGTTCAGATCGGCTTCACGCTTGCTGACATGTTCGAAGATCCAGAAGGATTTGAAGAGCAGATCAGCAACATCAACAAACTTGGTGGATACATCGAGGTTGCAGACACGCCCGAGCTTCAGGCGCAATACGACGCGGCTGGAGGCTCCAGGCCAGGTCTAAGCGACGAGTACAGAATGCTCGTCACGTTTGACAAGTCTAATCTTACTGACGAAGAGGCTCGTGAGTTCCTCGGCGGGCCAGACACAGACGGAGCGCTTTTCGCGCGTTTCCAAGACGGACCTGGAGATCCCGAATGGGACGATCTCTACGAGCGTCTCACGACGGGCGGCCCCACTCCTCCCGAAGGCGGCCCTACTCCTCCCGACGGCGGGCCGACGCCTCCCGAAGGCGGGCCAGGCGACGAAGGTCTTGGTTTCGATGAAACAGAATCGCTAGTAGACGGTATCTACGAAAGAGACCTACTTGGCCTAGAAAACAGTCTTGCTAAGCGTGACGCGCTTATGAAGCGTCTTTCTAATGTAATGCAAGATGAAGACCGCGGAATCGGCTACGACGACGTCGAGGAAGCTCTCGATGAAATGTACAACAACGACGAGATTTCGCTTAAAGAACGCGACGACGCTATGTCGTACGTCGCCGACTTCATGATGGGCGACACTGATGAAGGCGACGAAGGCGGCCCTACTCCTCCCGAAGGCGGGCCTGAAGGTCCTCGCCCACCTCGCGATATCACTGGTGGGACTCCAGAAGACAGAATCGCTCAGATCACTGACGCGATCGACAACGGTGAGGACATCTCGTTCATCTACAACGGCAGAGAACGGACGATCACTCCTGAAGGCGTGTGGCAGAACGCCAAGACAGGTGCTACGAACGTCTACGGAATGGACAAAGATCTAGGCGAGAAGCGCACGTACACCATCGAGAAGATGGAGGCTAAGCCAGAGCCCGTACAGCGGCCAGAGGGTTCAGTCGAGGCGGCGCCTCTACGTGGTGACGACGTCTTCGAGTTGCGCACAGCAGTAGAGGACGCGATCCAAAACGGGTCTGCGGTCTCGTTCATGTACAACGACAAGGAACGAGTCTTCGTCCCAGAACGCATCTACACGAACAACAAGTCGGGCACAACAAACGTTGTCGGCTACAGCGTCACAGACGGCGAGGAAAGAACGTTCATTCTTGAGAAGATGCAGGTCGGCGAGATCGACCAGGCCGACATCGACGAGATGGACGAGATGCTTCTTGCTGAGTTCGACGCGATGTTCGAGACTCCTGAAGGTGCGTACAAGCCCGACATCTACGGGATGTATCAGCCGAAGGGTCGCACGAACGAAAAGAGCGGAGATTACACAGACGATCCCGAGGTACTTTCCACGAAGTTCTCGCAGGCAGAACTCGCGAAGGCTCTAGCCGACGCCGTTCTTCCTAGTGCGGACGGTCAACGCGCGACTGGCAAGGGTCAGTTGCCGTTCGACGACGGAGACGAGTCGGTACCTGCTGAGGCGCTGTTTGACGCTCTCCAGCGCTCAGGTGTTGACGGCGACATGGTTCTTGCCGGTATCTACGACCGAGCGCTCGACGCAGACAATCCTGATCGCCCAGAGCGAAACACCGACAGGGTACAGCAGTTCAAGCAGGACATGCTTATCGGACCAGAAGACGGTCCGAGCACTCAGGTGCCTATAAGTCAGCTTGAGCAAGATGCTCTTCGAAACGACATCAAGCAAGAGCCTGAAAGACTTACTCGCACTGCGCGCGTCGGCACTCTTCTTGCCGACTATGACGAGAGAAACGAGACGCTGAAGAAGATCGCGAGTGCTCTTCGGTCAGACGAGGACAAGACTTTCTTCGATCTTTTCTCGGATGTCAAGGAATACGCGTTTTCGCCAGTACCAGAAGAGCAGGAAGCATTTAAGGCCGTGTGGGGCGTCCTTATGTCGATCGACGGCGGAGATACTCCTGACGATCTCGAGGAGGCTGGCTATAGCTCGTGGAGACAGTCTATTGTCACAGAGCTGTCCAAGGACCTCGTGTACTTTGATGGCCCAGTCTCCGAGATGGACGCAAGAATGGCTGCAGAGGACACGTATTACGCCATTATTGAGACCCACGGTGGCTACAGCGAGTTCATGCTTTCGCGGCAGCGAATCATGGACGGTGATGACGATCTTGACGCCAACACAACAGGAGCGGCGTTCTACAGGTTAATTCACGCAGCAGGCGCCCCTAATGAGGTTTCGCTCTACAGAGTTGTTACTCTTAAAAATGAAGACAGAAGTCTCGACGCGTACACGACTGAGGGATCGACGTTCTATATGGACTCTCGCTCGTGGACGACGACAGACATCACAGACGGCAGTCTCGCGTCAGCCTTGTTCATGAACAAGGGTTACGGAACAAGAGTGGTCTTTGAAGCTTTGCCAGGAGACATCGATAAGTCCATAGACATATCTAACCTTTCTTGGTTTGATGGAGAAGACGAGGTGCTAGGTGGCGGTAGGTTCGAGGTAGTCTCAGTACGTAAGAACGGTACTGCTGAGTTCGTTGTACAGGTGCGGGCGGTTCGAGAAGATGCAGAAAGCGTCGACGTAGGCGTCCGAGACGTTGGTTCGATCGACGACTGGAAGATGTACGGTGAAGGCACCGGAACTAATCCTGGAGGTTTTTATCGAGACGCCGATGGCCGCGAGTACTACGTCAAGATCCCTCGCTCGCTGTCACACGCGGAAAACGAGGCACTCGCGTCCCTGTTCTATCGTGAGCTTGGAATAGATTCAGCAGAGGTCGCGTTTGGCAGCAGAGAAGGCGATTTAAGAATTGTCTCTCCACTTGTGCCTGGAGCTCAGCCAGACGACTTGTTTGACCGAGTTAGCCCAGGGCGGCGAGAAATTGTCGACCGAGAGTACGTAGAAAAGATCCAACGCGGATTTGTCATTGACGCGTGGCTCGGCAACTACGACGTCACAGGCTACCTCTATGACGGCTCGACAAACATTGTCACCGACGAAAACGGTGATCCAGTTCGCGTCGACCCAGGTGGAGCTCTTATGTGGCGTGCTCGTGGCGCCGCTAAGGGAGAGATGTTTGGTGACGAGGCGACAGAAATTGACACCATGCGTGATCCACGTCAAGGAGATCAAGCGTCAATTTTCTTCGGAGATTTGACAGACGATCAGCTACGAGAATACGCTAAGCCGTTGCGTGATCTGATCCCCTCGGAGATCGACGATATTGTCGATAGAGTAATTACAGATCCTGACGAAGCAGAGACGATCAAGCGTAAGTTGAAGTCTCGTCGTCAGTACATTCTTGACCGTCTTGGAGTACGAGAAGGCGCTGACGATCCTGATCTTTTCCAAGAGCCGGAGCCTTTGACAGAAGCGATGGGCTACGAGGCGCAGGACCTGCTGCCTGGAGACGTCACAGGCCAAGACTCGTTTGTCATTGAAAAGGTGTTCCGCGACGAAGAAACACCTAAGGGCAAGGTCAGCGTGCAGGGGTACTTCCCGGGTCACGAGTCGCAGCGCAAGGAGTGGAACGAGGGCACGATCATCGACGTTGCTCGTGGCGGAACTGTCCCGCCTAAGGGTGACAAGCCTGCATTGCACAGACCAAAGCCGCCACGTAAGCCTTCGCCCGGCGCGTTTACTGGAAGCGTCAAGGAAATGCTCGCTGGAGTCGACAGCTGGGAAGACGCAGCGGACGTTATCCGCGGTCTTGACATGGTCTTCTTCGACTATGAGACAACAGGATTCGCGAGTGACGACGAGCCGGACGCACTGAACCGTCCGATTCAACTCGGCGCCGTTCGCGTTCGAGACGGCAAGGTCGTCGATCGGTTCAACGTCTACATGAACCCC